CAATGGAAAAGCATGTTGTCAAAAAATTATAAATGGAGTAAAGCAAAGAAAGATAGAATTGATGAAATTGTAAACGGTGAAAAGGGTATTGAATTAAAAGAAGTAAATACAATTGAAGATGGATTTGAACTTGTATTTGATACTCCAACATCAAAGGGAGTAAGTATTAAGTATACATTACCGGCAGTAGATTGGAAAAGTCAAGCAAATACACAAAAACGTGCTGGAGAAGGAAAAGTAAAAAAAGAAGTTGAGAAGATTGAAAAGAAAGAACAATCAAATGTAAAAGAAGGAGTTCCAAATGTAAAAGATTTAAAAAATGTTGTAAAAGATAGAAGCACTATCCAAAAAGGAGATGTCATAAGAGGATTTGGATCTGATAATAGAGATGATTTTTTTGATAAAAGAGTAAGTGGAACTGTTCAAACATTATTTAAAAAAGGTATTAAAATAGTTGTAGCAAATACAAAGAATAAGACAATGATTCAAGGACCATTTGAAATGATAAAAAAGAAAGAAGAACAAAAAAACTAACGGGAAAGAGTGAAGCCCAAAAGAAACCTAAAAAATTATCTGATAAACAAATCAGGCTTGAAGGCTTACGGAGAGTTAAAATAAAAATATTGAAAGATGCAATTGATCAGTTCAACATGGATGAATCATTACAAATCAAAGCTGAAGGCAAACCTTTAAAGAAACCTTTGAGAGTAAAGGGAGAGAGCCCTGCTCAAATAGTAACTAAGATTGTAGCATATAATATAGATAAAGTAATCGATATTGAAATCCCTGAAAAAAGAAAAAAATTATCTGAACTTACAGATGAAGAAAAGAAGGAAAGGGAACAAAAAAAACAACAAAAGAAAGATGAAGACAAAAAGGAAAGAGCATTTAATAAAATGTATAAATCTTTATTATTGAAACCAAATAAAATGTTTATCAAGTATAGAGACATTATACAGAAAAATAAATATAAAGATGATGTAAAAGAAATATCAAAGAAATGGAGAGATGAAAGAGATGAAGATATTGAAACCTTTGAGGAGAAGATGCAAGAGAAAGATGAAGATTATGAAATCCCTGAAGAAGACTTTGACAAGATAGAAGAAATATATGATGTCATGTTAAAACAATTAATTGAATTATTAAAGAAAGGAGCACGAGGAGAGTTTACAAAAGAGTTTAAAGAAAAAGAAAAGGCTGAAGCAAGAAAAAAGAGAGGAGAAGACCCTTAAAACTTAAAAAATGACTTAAAAACAAAGAAAATGACACTTTTTAAGTATTATTAGGCATATTAAATTAAAATAATGACCCTTTTACATACTTAAAGCAATAAAATTATAATTTTATTTGTCTTTATATACCTTTTTAGTCATTATTTTAGTATTTTAATCAATTATTATGTATTTAAAGAGTATTTGCGGTCATATATTAAGTTTAATGGCAATATTTAATGGACCTAAGGGAACAATTTGTTTTTATTACAAAGGATTGTTGATTAATTCATTTCCATTATCGAATAAAAAAACTTTAGAAGCTTATTTATACCATGGAGACGATTTAATTATGAATAGTAAAGGAATAAATATTAAAATGCAAATCAAAGCATATCTTATGTTTTGTAATATGATATACACAAGAAAAAAAAATAATCAACCTATTTATAAATCAGACCATATATATTTTTTAAGATGTATTACAGCATTACTCCGTCTTAAAATAATAGACAACGACGAGACAAATGGATATATGTGTTTTAATAAAAAGAAATAATTATTAAGCTAAACTCAAAAATCCCTCTTCATCTTCAGTTGCATATGTATATTCTTCCTCGGCTGAACCTTCACTATCAGAATAATATTCTTTTTTTAATTTTCTTTTTGGGGGACTATAATCCTCATCTAATACATCTTCAAAATGTATTCTAATCTTTAATGCTAAATCTCTTTCTTTTAAATCTTCTAGGATTGTTATTATCTTTTTTACATCAGGAGCTTTTATATCTTCCATTCTTTTATAACAGTAAATATTTTATTTTTTAATGTTTCACAAAAACTTTTTTTTTGCTTTTCAATGATTAGATTTTCTATCTCTCCAATCATGTAACATAACTCTCCCAATCTTGATATTATTTCTTCATCCGTCATTTTTATAATAATAAATATATTTTATTTTTTTTTCATAAACTCTTCAAATAAATTAACAGGATATTGTTTAGTCCTCTGTATCTTATATATTACTGCTGAACTATCATCAACTCTGCAAAAGCTCCCATCAGGATCATTGATACTTGTTGTAATACTTGTAATTGTTTTTGGCTTTGTTACTGTAAATGTTACTGAACTTTCTTCTCCATAAAAATAATCTCCACTATTATAATTTTTTAATATTGTTCCCATTGTCGGTAGATTCTGTCCACTATCTACAGATCCCAAATATACTGATGTATCATCTATTATATTACTTCTTATTGAAAAGAATGGATTTAACATTGACTTTGGAACACCCTCAGCTGTTAATGTTAAACTTGTTGTTTCAATATTCAATGGGGGATTCCATTGATTTATAGGAGGAGAAGCATTAATTTTATTGTTGATATATACTGTTGATAATATTTCAGGATGATACATGATTCCCCCAAATATATTTTCATTGTATATTAATGTATCTTCAGCTTTGATGATTGCCTGTGTTGTTACTTTATTTAATTTATTTTGATTAAATGTATTAACTCTGTTTTGTATTGTATTGTCTATTGATACAGGGGACTGTAATTGATTATATGAAAATCCCAAAATACCCATTAATGAATTATCCCATGTTTTTTCATTTATTCCAAAATCAGATATACATATACCTGAATGACAATCCATAATTGAAAATGGATAAATGTTTTTATTCGGTAAATCAAAATCAACTTTTACATTTTGACCTTTTTGGCCGGAAGCATTTTTATATGTTTGAGTTATTGTTATATCTGTTAATCCTGTATATGGACCCATACCAGGACAAAATGCTTGTTTTCTTAATCTTTTATTTATTTTATATACAAGAGCAGTACCCTCTTTAACAGGATTTAAAGTTCCATTATCTCCGGCTCCTCCTCTATTTCCCAAATATTCAGGAGTATAAAAATCAGTAAATCCAAATCTATCCTTTGTAGGATCATATGTTAATTTTGGATTTGAACTTCCTATATATACTTGATTTATTACAGTATCTCTCGAACCATTTACATCAAATTCTTCTGTTCCGTTTGCAGTTAATCTTGAAAAACCTATTCTTGTATTATCAGCAAAATCAGGCGCAAATGAGCTAGTCCATAATCCTATTGCAGCATTACCATATGCCGTAAAATGATAATCATATCCTATATATCTTGTATATTTACTGTCGGAATAAGAAGCATTCCCCACTGCTTCCAATCCTCCTATAAAGTAACCCGAAGCATTATAATAACTCTCAGGTACTCCTCCGACTCCTTCTGTTATAAATTGTATTGAATCATCAGGACCTTTAGCCATACATCCATATGATAATTTTTTATTTTCTCCCTCATAAATAGGGTTTGTATAAAATGAATCTTCATCATCAGGTATAAATGTAATAAATAAAGGCTCCGAAGGTGTATCATATTTAATTATTTTGTCAAAATCTGCAAATAAATCTGTTGAAGCATTCCCATAATAACAATCTGATCCTAATTCATTCCTATCTACTGCTAATGTTTTTGAAGCATTATCATATGCTTGTATCATATCTATATGTAAAAACCGAGAATTGTTAGGAGTTAATTTAACACTATTATTGTAATATTTGCCGGTTGAGTTTCTAAAATCCCAAAACTCGGGATATAATTTTTGTGTCTTAAACCAATTTGAAAACCTTTCACAATTACTTTGTGTATACGAAGCATTAATCGATATTTTCATTGTAGTTCTTCCAGCTGAACTATCATTATTTACATGATTTACTCTATATTGAGGTTTCAATGTTAAATAGTTTTGAGTTAGATATTCACGACCAGCCAAGACATAATCAGGTCTTTTAAATCCTATATGTTGAAAATTATTGAACCAATCTAATATATTTTGGGTTACTTTAGAAGCATTATAATCAAATGTAAAAGATTCATTCATATATGATTCTTGAAACTTTGAACCAGTAGCACAATTAAAAGGCTTAAATGTACTTGTCTTATATACCCCAGCCAATACTCCTTGATTACTCCAAACTGTACTTGTTGAAGGATTATTTTGATTATACCATAAATCATAACCTTCTAAATTACTTGCATTTTGTAATGAGTTTGTAAAAGTTTCAGATATAAAATTAGCACTCCTCCGTCCTTTCGGTATTTCAATTGTTTTTAATTCTTTGTAAGGACGATATACACCATAACACGGATCAAGACTTCCATTACCATTTAAAAAAGCATCTACATTTGCTCCTACTTCTACAGGACCTATTACAGGTTCATCTATTACCACACTACCATTTACATTGTAAAATGTTGCACCTTGTCTTACAAATACTAAATATTTTGTGCCGTCTTGTCTTACCTTTAATAATTCTCTATTAAGTAACCATGTTGAGGCCCAAGGGGATGAAGCATTCCTATCCCTACTATAATCAACCTCGACTATTGTCCCGTTTCTTTGAGGTCTAAAAGGAGCCCCAGCTTCAAAACAATCTAATTCATTGTATAAATCAGTTTTATCTGTTGTATTATTAGTTACAAATCGTCTAGGAAGACTAAAACAATTTTCTCCATTTGTGGCTTTGTAATACTCAACAGTCATATGGACTTGATTATCTTTCAAATCCAATTTTTTTGTTTCATTTCCAATTTCTTGAGCATCTACACGATTTAGTACATTTATATATCCACTATCCAAATAATCATCTTTTATTGTAAAATCTTGTACTTTTGTATATGTTTTGTTTGATTCACCAATTATATTGCCTTTTAATTCAATTGTTTCACTTCCGGCCCCCCTTTCATTAATAATAGCAGAATGTATTGAAATAGTATCTCCCACATTTAATTTAACACCATTACCCAATTTATTTGTAAAGATTGCATTATTATCATTATTACCCGATAAACTCTCTACCGAGGATCTACGACTACACTCTATAAGCTCTGTATCAACATAAGAAGACATATCTGACATTATATTATACTTATAATATAATATAATTATTTATTTACATTAATTACAAAATATACATTATTTACAAAATATACAAAATATACAAAAAATACATAAAATAAAAGTAAGTGTCCAAATGAAAAAAAAATATTTTACACTTTTTTGTTTTTGAAAAAAACTTTTATTTTGAAAATGTTTTGTATATTTTGTTTTTTTTGTAATTAGCTGAAGCCGGCCGTCAAAAATCCATTCTTTAATACTGCAACCTTTTCAACTTCAATATAAGTTCTCTGTGTGTATGTATTAGAACCAGCAAGAGCATCAATGTCTCCAAACTTAGTTGTTAGTTCTAGACCACGAGCATTGATACGACCGGCTGGGAGTTTGTAACACTGGAAAAAGAAATTGTTTTGGACTCCCGTCGAGCCATTCTGAGCAACACCATTGAAGGTTCTTGAAGAAAGAACATCACCCTCTCCCGAATACTCTTCACGAGTAACAAATGGGAAAGATGACATGGCTGAAATAGTCTTATCAAATAATACAGCACTATTGGATAAATCAATTGGGAATACAAAAAAATCATTCATTCTAATATTAGTTGTCAATTGATAATTTTGTTTAGTGGCTGATGTGTAATCCCTCTTGGGTCCTACAGCAGAATATTTATTTAATATATAATGGTCAGTCCTATTATCATCAAAAACACCGGTAATAATTCTCTTTACAATACGACCAGCTCCTCCAAGATTACGAACAGAGTTTTTAGCATCTGCTACGGTCAACGAGGTCTTTGTAAGACGATAATCATTGTAACTAAACTGAGCTCCCTGTGTATTTAAGGTATTGAGTCTTTGATTCATTACTGCACCATCATAGAAAATGTAATCAGCAACAAGTTTTACCTGTGTAGTGTCAATATCTAAATCAGTGCCGGATGAGGCATTAGCATGTACACAGGCACGGCCACCTCCCTGTGGCTCCCAAAGTAAATCAATAATAACTTCCTCTTTCATAGCAAACAAAGGTAGAGTTCCGGCCGACTTCATAAATGGGAATAGTTCTCCCAAAGTTACACTAAATACAGGCTTATTATTTACATTTAACCAATAAGCAGAAGTTAATGCTCCTCCAAAATATTCTTGATTCCCAATATCAAGTCCATAATTTTCAGCATCGACATCACTATGATCTCCAGCCGTGTCAACATATTGGAATCCATGATTCATTACTCGGGATGACATAACACTCTCACGATCATTGTTAATTTCACTTGATAAAAACATACTCTCAAATGATTTCAAAAAATTGTAATCATCTACTTCAGAAATAGTATTTCCTCCTACTCTCAATGTAGCTCTCTTAATTAAAGAATGAACACCAAGACCAAGAGGGAAATTACATCCAGCAGTAACAGAAGCATTACCTTGCAGACTCAATGTAATACGACTGCCTACATGTAAATAACCTTTATTTTGTAGAACAAAACGGCACGAGGTCTGATTACAAACAATTGGGTCTAAGACATCTGAAGAAACATCCATTTGATCAAAAGTATCTATTTCTCCAACTTGTAAAATAGAAGGGACATTTGAAGTATCCATTTTTGGGGCATCCGAAACGGTTTCAGTAACTTGGGACATATTTTATAAATAAGTCAAACATAAAAAAATTATTAAAAAAAAAAATTAAAACTTCATTTACATAACCAACTGAATGCCCTGCTGACTAAAAAGTAAGGTTTGTCTTGAATGTACAAACAAGAAAAGGGCATTGGGACTATCACTGTCAAGTCCGAGTTCCATCTGTATACCAAAGGGAACATTTGAAAAATCCTCTCCCATTCCTGTGCCTACAGTATCAAAGGGGACTCCAAGACATTCCATAGGACCACCATCAGCAGTAAGAGGAGGAGTTGCTCCTGTGTAAGTTCGGTTTGTATTAATAGGGGATACTTGGCTCCTCATACCTCCAGAAATACTATCACGGGCAAATGTAACTACTTGTGGATCTACAACAGAAGTTTTTGTAGAATCCTTTACATTTGTATCCAAATTAAATGCAAAAGGCATTCGAACACCTGCTTTGGTTACAATTATTGATTTAATATCTGCTTGGCTCCCATCACTATTAAGTGGGGTTGTAGTAGCAAATGAATTGTATTTAAGATTATTCAGATACTTTGAGGGACACATGTTCATAAATACTCCAAGAGTCCTTGATGTACCAAGGTTGAAATTAACAACAGCATTTGCAGAATTAATTACATTAAAATATGAAGTAATAGCATTGTAGGTTAATTGACCTTGAGATGGAAGGTCTGCCGGACTCTGAGGAACAATAACTTCACAATGAAGACGAAGATTTGATAGTTCATAATAAGCATCAGTAAGTCCAGTAGTAGTTCCATTTTTAGCATAAAGGACTTGGGAATCGGGAGCAAGATTTAAAGATATTTCAACACCTCCAAGGGACCCACCAGAAAGAGGGATTTTATTTCCTGAAGTTAAAAATCCTGTTGGGAGGTTTATGCAAAAGTGTGAACCATGGGCAGTAGCAGGGAAATCAACTAATTCTTTCTTTTGTGCTCCAAAGTTAGGTAAAGCTCCTGAAAGCACATTACCGTGTGTTAATTTATCTGCCTTTGAATTGACATAAGGACTGTATGAGGCAAGGAACCTCCCATAATGATTTACAGTTTCAATAACCTGTCTTGACCTTTGAGAAGTAATAGTAACTTTATCAATAATAGAATAAAGAGCAAGTTTTTCATCAATACCCAATTGGTCGGCCGAAGTGGGCTTATCTTTAGTAGAGTTCTTATAAAATGTTATATCTCCACTAATTCTTACAGAACCTGCATCAAGTAAATGGGGCTGTGTTCCAATCAAAAAATTAACAATTGGATTACCTTGTTTGTACGATACTTTTTGTGTAGAATTAATATTGCTTGGCTGTATCTCATTGTAAATAATACTCATTTTTATAATACTTAATATATATTATTTTAGATGAGTTTATTTTAAAAAATTAAAAAATGTAAAAAAATATTTAAACTTCAACTTGGATTGAATCAGCACGGATATTGATCCTTCGAATATGATATACGAAATTACACCATAGCATATCCTTTTCAGGAGGATTGGATACATTCTGATAATATACATTCAGTCTTGTGTCCTTATTTCTCATGTCATACACTCCTGCTGAACCTAGGGACAGAGCACGACCAATGCAAAAGTTTTCATTAAATCTTGTCATCTGTAGGGCCGGCATACCTGCTGAATCAAGAGCTTTGTCAAGTTCCAAAATCGGAATAGCATCAATAGAAGATTTACCGGATATTTTTTCTGTGTTCACATTCAACGAAGGTTGATTCCGTCCATCATAGAAAAAGAAATATTCAGTTAGTCTATTGGATATTCCAGCAATGCCCGACTGACTTGAAGCAAGTCTTTGATCCTTTGAGTCAGAATGGATTTCATAAGTCCCATTACCCGAAATACTATCTTTTGTAGAATATACAGAAGCATCAGTAGGAACACAAATAATTGATTTTGCCCTACTATGATTTGCTGGGATTCCAATATTAGCAACTCGGTCACCTTTAAGTTGAGAGTAATTGTATACTTGTGTTGAAAGGAAATCATAAACCATCATTTTACCTTCCCTCATAGCTGACATAGTCTCCTGTTGAGCCTTTGCTCCTAAATCAATTTTATTGAGTACTAATTCACAATTAGACATTGAATAAGTTGGATTATATGATGTAGCATTTCTTACACTAGTAGAATACATAAAGAAGTTTCCGGCATTTGTAACATCTGCCGTTGGGTTTGCAGAAGCATTCAAAGTAATCTTAATATATTTATTTGCTCCTATGCCGGATGTTTCAATCTGTTTGATTACCGGTTTTACATCCCAACCAACATCCCCGACAGATACACTTGAAGCCATCCCAAACTCTTCTCCAACAACAAGAGGGAAATTATCAACTCTCCAATTGTTATTATCATGCTTAATATAAAATACTTGCTGGGCCGTTGTCCAGCTCGAAGGAGCATCAGTAGAACCATTAATGGAATGGAAAACTGGATTCAAAGGCAATCTACGATCAAATGATACACTATCTAATTGACGGAATACTCTACGATTTTCACTAGTAAGAATAGTTACAAATAAACCATTCATAAGTCCAATTGGGACAATCTTATCATTTTGGAAAATACCAGTGTGTAGAGGGAGTTTGAGCTTACATTGGATATATCTATTACTATTAGTAAAAGGAGTTGCTTCGGGGTCTGCAGTTACTCTTTCATAATAAGGGGTGTATTTATGATTAGTAAGGATAGATTTAGAAGTTCCACGAGTTCCCCTTGCATCAGGAGTCCAAAGCCCACAGCCCTCATTTAAAGCTCTAAGGTCCTTTAGAGTTGGATTTGAATGATAAGCATATTTTGTGGATACATGTACAGGATAATGACGGATTTCTTCTAAAAGTTCAGTCTTATCTCCTGAATGGATTCGAATAGTATCAATAAGAACCTGTCCCCCAATAAGTTCATCTAACTGCAAACGAGTATTGGAAGCATTAGTAGGTTGAGAAAGAGTCAAATCAAATTGAAAATAAGAGTTCTTTGGATTGAAGTTTTCAATGTTGGGTGGAATATAAAACTCAATAAGCTTTTGGGCATCATAAGTCAATCCATTTTGGGATGGGATTGCTACATAACTTTCTTTAAGTGGGATCTTGTTGTCAGCTACGAAAAATCCAGTTGTTTCAGACATATTTTTATAATAAGTAAAACATAAAAAAAATAATAAAAAAAATAAATTAAAAAATCATTGACTACGACCTCCGGCAAAACTTCCAGCAAGAGTTTGCTGAGCTACAACTGTATGATCCTGTGATGCTCCGGCCCCTGTACTTGCCTCTTGTTTATCTTTTTTAACAGCTTTCATTGTATCTTCTGCTTGTCCAACTGCTCCAACAACACCGGATACAGCTTGAAGACCGGTTCCAATAACACCAGCCAATTGAAAACCCGGAATCAAACCTATCATGTCAAGAGCAGTTCCCCCTATTGTTCCAATATTAGCAATTTTATCAGCAAGATTATCTCCAGCAATAGCTCCTTTACCTTTCTTGAAACTTTCAATGTCAGCTGCAATATCTAATCCTGATGAAGCAAGACCTCCGGCAATACCAACACCCTTACCAATAGCCCCTGCAACCTTGGATCCAGTTGTTTCTAGTTCTTCACCAATAGCTCCTCCTTTTGCTAATTTTGTTAACTCTGAGTCCCCACTTTCTTCAGCAATACTTTCTGCTGAATAATCCCTTTGTGTATTTTCTCCCATTTGTTTTGCTTTATCTTGTAAATCTGATAATGTTGGTTTAACTTCACTAAATCCTCCGGCCCCTATTTGTGTAGGTTTTATAGCATTTCTGTAAGCATCCATAGAAACCTTAAAATTACCCATTGCAGTAGTTTCAGAAAGTCCGTCTTTAATACCTCCAAAAATCCCAGTTTGTTTGTCAGTTGATTCTTTACCTCTTGCCTCTCTCTTGTCTTCATCAACTCTTTCTTTATTGTTCATTGCTGTTTGTAAGTTCAATTGTCTTACAGCATCATTTAACATATTACCCTGACTTAGAGCCGACGACATGTTGTATGAATCAAATCCCATCTTTTTTTATATTACTATCAAACAAATTAATTTTCATCAACTTTTTCTAATTTATTTTGTGCCTCTACCTTTTCTGATTCTGTCATATCAGCTCAACCTGTAGCTTGTAACTTTTCAAAGTTCTTATACATCAAAGGAGGATTAGATAATTTCATAAAACAAAAATCATATTTTTTAGGTGTACATTGTTTATACAGTTTTAACCAATTTTTCGGAGAATTGTACAAATCCCCGAATTCTTCACTTATAGCAATAAGCTCTTTCATATTGGGGAAAGGACTTCCTACAATGACGGATGTTGCATTTGCTCGAATAATAGGATCCAATGCTCCCCTGAACTTTTGAACACTTATAACTAATAATTTAATACCATAATGTCTGCTCCTTGTAACTAAGTTTGCTATGTTACTATCTAACATTCCCACACAATCATCTAATACTAAAGCAATTTCTTTTGTAGGATCATCATCTCCTTTGGCTTGTTGTCTTTCTGTAATCCCTTGAATTAATTCAGGACTATATGTGTCATAACACTCGAATCTTTTTTTCATAAATCTTGATGTACTATCCATGTTAATTGTAGGACTAATTACAACAACACCACCCGGAAAGAAGTCTTGACCATAGAAATTATCATTTAAAAACAATGAAGAAATGATAGTACTTTTACCAGTTTGTCTTGGGCTTATCATTAGTAAACATTCACCGGCCCCTTTAACTCCTACACCTACATCAGGTAAATGTGGATGATGTTTTTTAGCTGTTCCATTATTTTCAGGCTTTATAGGAATAATTTTTGGATAATCCATTTTACTTATATATATATATAAAAAAATATTTTATTTTAAACCGTAAACATTTGAAGCAAAAAATCCATTATCCCCATAATATAATTTTGGAGGATAGATTGCTTTCCTTATTTCTTCTTGTGCCTTTGCCCTTTCGATTTCTTCATCTTTTTCTTTTTTCTTTTGAGCCTTTCTTCGGGCTCTTAACATTTCATTTTTTTCTAATGCCTCTGATATTGCTTTCTCAATGATAGACGGGTCTATGTCTGCTTTAGGTCTCGGAGGAGGAACATCATTTACAATGTCTTCCAATTCTTTTTTCTTTTTTTCTTTCTTCTTTACTTCTGCTTTACTTTCAAGATCTTTAATTTCTTTTCTTTCTTGTGCCTTTTGTTTCTTCATAGCCATTGCCTTTTCTCTTGCTAATTTTAATTTTGCCTTGTGCTCCTCTGACATTGGCTTCCGTTTTTTCTTGGGTTTCTCTTCCTTTATAGGTTGTACTACCGGTTCTGCAGGGGCAGGGGCCTCAGCCTTCTCAAATATATCATCTGTGTTTATATTCTCCCTCACAACCTCAACAACTTCTTCTTCTTCTGATTCAGGAGGAGTTTCAATAATTAAATCAGGATCATTTACTATTTGTGGAAAAGGACTTGACATTTTTTATAATATACAATATATTTTTTTATAAAGTATTAAAAAATAATTAAAATTATAGTAAAACTAAATATTTACATTTTGGGACGAATATGAAGACAAACAACAGAGGAACCTACAATTGATTTGACAAATCTTTCCTTCCTATCTACAAAATCAATACCTAAATTATTGACTTGTATATCTGTTGGGTTGTTAATATCGATGTATGTTTTCTCTCCGGTTTCGAAGAATAGACCGCCAGTCTGATTACCACTCGTATCAAAACGGGGGCAATGATAAATAATTTGTGACTGATTACCTGTTGCACCATTAATGCTTCTATGTGTAAGACCATTTAATCTTACAAAAACAGATTGATTTGCTATTAATTTAGGGGTACTTGAAGATGTAAAAGTAAGGCTGGAGGCATTAAAACTTGATGCTTTTTCTAATGGGGACCCACCAATAAAACCTAATATTTCTTCAGTATTAGCAAATCTAGATTGAAAATATTTCTCACTTTCAGATAATACAGGTACAACTGTAAAGTTTGAATACCCCGAGGCATTTGATTTTACAAATGTATGTATATGAGCATCAAGCATAATATTAAACTTTCTTGAATCTACAATTTTAGGTAAATAAGTTTTACCTAACCATAATTGAGTAACCCACCAATCAAAATTAATTAATCTATCTTGAATAGGAAGCTTTGAAGATAATGTAGTATCAATTCCATTATATTTAAATCCGGTTAGATTTCTTGCATCATAATTATGAAGTATAAGATGTTCATCAGCATCTCCATCAATTTCCCATTTACCATATAAATAAGCACATGATTGATTAATAGGTTTAAAATAATTATTTTTACCGGGTGTACCCAATTCAGGACTACATACTAATGTCCTATCTACATTTGAATCTTTTTCTAAATATACTTCTACCATTTCCCCATCAATAAAAAACTCTATATTTGTAAATGCTGAAGCATTACCAGTTAAATCATAAGGGGCAGTATAAGTAGCCCCTGTATATCCATAATATACAACCTCCTTAAAAGAAAGGTCTTCTGAAAGAGTATCCCATACAGCATGATAAAGTTTTAGTTCATAACTTCCATTTACCGAGTTATATTCTTTACGAGCCACGAAATCATAAAAACCTACATCATTAGTATCAAAATAATCGGGATATGTAAAATCTTTCTCTTCAGCATTACCTTCAGCATCAAAATAAGGAGCAACAGGATTACAATATCTACTTAATCCAATATTCCAAACTGCAGCCCCATTAAAAGCAACTTTAAAATGTGCTTTATGTAAACTCATTGGAGCATGGCTAATTTGGGCAAAACATCTTTCTTCACCATCAGCAGAAGTTTTATTAAATTTATGATCGGCAGCAATATATTCCCAACCGGTTGAATCATCTGTAGCTTTGACTAAATCTACTTGATTACCGGGGCTACTATCAGTTGTAGGACGATAATTAACTCCTGATGCAGATGGTCTATTTTCATATGTTAAATTGTAACCATCGAAGCTTGTTGAACTATTCCTTTGTACTGAACATGTAGCAAGTCCTTGATAATCAGGATGATAAATTGCTCTATTCATTGCATTCTCAACTCGTCCAGAAAACTCTTCGGCATCAACCTCTCCTTCAGGATAGATACGAGTATAGGCTACATTCCGAGTTGATAAATCATATGTAAATGTATCTGTTAATTTTTTTCCTATATATTGATAAAATAAATTATTTGACCTTGCTACTTGAAATGTACCATCCTTATTGATTTTTAAACTTTGTAAGGCAACTTGACTATTTTTTGGGATTACAATAGGAGTTTGTAATGTGTTAGTAAATGAGTATGCTCTATCTATTCCACCATCTAGATCCAACTCAGTTTCATTAGGAGAAGTATTTGACAGTATAACTAATGACATATTTTATAATAAGTCAAACATAAAAAAAATATTAATATAATTATAATAAAAAATGCCGAAACACTATGACCCAAATGAATGTTACAATCTAATGGAAAACCAAAAGGAGGAAAAAAAAGTAAAACCGAAAGATGTATTTGAAGGGTATACACCTCCTAAGAAAAGCAATAAAAAAAACAAATGTCCCAAGGGGCATAAGGTTTGCAAGTGTCATATGAATAGTAAGAAAAAAACTTAATCATCTTCAGCAGTAGGATTAACAACTAATCCGGCCCAGCCTCTTACAAGTTTATTTGAACTATCTTTATAAGATTTAGTATAACATCCTGAACTCTCCAAATACATCTTGTACTTTTGAGGAGACATATTCAATCCATTTTTCTTTACTAGATATTTTAATTGTTTTGATGATATAACATCATCATAAGTAACTTCAACTGTATCAGTACCATCATCTCCGTATTTTTCATATTTACTTCCTACAAAATAAAACATCTCTTTGAATAATTGCTCCTCTGTTTCCCCTTCTTTAAAATCATTTGTATCTTGTTTCATACATTCAGGTATGGGTAATCTATTACTGTAATTATCAAATATAATATTCATAAAGGCACGAGTCACCCATTCTTGTCTGCTCCATCCTTTTATATCATCATTTTTTAATTGATAGGAACATATAATCTCGGTAATTGTATTACCTTCACTATCAGTTTTTATTACTGTATCTTCAACTCCATCTTTCATAATTGTAGTTGTTAAAGGTCTTGAAATACTTTTACCTAATCTGTCATCATCCTCGGCAACAAACTTGGAAGGGAACTTATAAAATAAAGATGTTTCTTTAGCATCAGCAGGTTCGATGGGAGGAAGATCATTTAAAAACATAAATGGACGGGCTTGTACTTTAAAATTGATTTCATCCTTATGATTGCTACGGGCTTCAATCTTATCTCCTCCGGATGCAAGTTTCTTTAAAGTATTTCCATTGATTTTGTTTTTATTTTCTGAATCCCTTGTAATTTCATTTGTTAATAATAATCTTTTATGCTCAAAAGGTAATAACCATGATAATGCCTTTGAACTCTCTCCTGAATTATTTTTAAATAAAAAGTTTTCTCCATTTGTAGTTCTTACATAATCCCCAAAGGCAGATTCAGTCAATCCAACAAGTACACCTTTTCCACAATCTCTTTCACCCATACAAGCAATCCAATTTTTATCTTCTATATGTCCGGCCAATCCTCTGCAAAAACTATTTAACCAACTATTCATCAACTCAATATTTTGTCCGAAAATAGGAAGAAATATTTTGTCCATTACTTCTTTTTTTTCTTCATCAGTAGATTCTTTATAATCTTTATTTATCTTAACTGCTGTATAAATATTATTATTGTAAGGAACTAATTTTTTTTGTTTAAAATCCCATACTCCATTTTTAAAACATAATAGTCCCAAATTACTATCAAATAATTTGTCACTAAACTCATCATCATCAGTCGGTACAACATAGGTCAATATATTCATACAACCTTTAGCCATCTTGGAATAATGTTTTAAATCATCCCCTTGCATCATTAGTAAATCCATATTACCGATTCTTGTTTTTAATTCTTGTTTGATTGCCTTTTCATCAAAGGTCCATACATCATTTATCCTCATAAAAGTCCGATTTTGACATTTGATATATTCATGTTTTAATGAATCACTTACAATGTCTCCTCCTTCTTTATCATTGGATATAATTCTAATGTCATTTAATTCAGGTACTTCTTCAAAAGGTTTTATTTTTAAAGTAACCTTAATGCCTATTTTGTCAAATATTTCATTATGTAATCCTTTGATTATCTTGTCATATTCTTTATCTTTCATTTGTTTTTGAAGATGTAATCCATCATGGATTAAAGCTCCTACTTTATATTTATTTTGTTTGAGCCATTCATACATAGTCAATAACATTTTACACTCGATTGTTTGAATAAAATATGATAATGCTGTTCCTTGTATGTTCCACCCATCATTCTTTTTTTGTTGGGCTTCAATAGTATACTTGAATAACGGATCCATTTGTAATAATTGTTTTCTATTTTTTACAATTTCTTCTTCTAGTTCATTGTATATTTTCGGTACTTTTGTAATATCAAAATTATTTCTTTGACACCAATTAAATATTTTACCCCCATAAAATATACACATAAACAATGCTTTGCATTCATCCCTACTGATTTTATATTTCTGAAGATCTTTGAAAAACTTGTCTCTTTTTTCTACAAATATACTTAATATTGTTGTATCATATTTCATACTATTAAATACATGTAACAATATAACAGGATGACAATTGACAATATCTAAATCAACATAATATTTATCACACATAGCTGACTTAACAACCTTTTTAAAATTGTAATGGCTCCGACAACTGTCAATCGGTTCATTTGTTTTTTTATCTTTCTTTATGTTGTCTAGACATATCTTTAACCGACCTATATCATTTTTATGATACAATACATTGTTCTTTTGATTCTTTCCATACTTTAAATATTTTCTGATTGAACCTTTCAAATCATCATCAATTAAATTAGTTTGTAATAATTTTAATGTTTGGGATATGTCATAGTGCTCTTGCAATGTAAAGGGTTCGATTTGTTTGTCAGTCCATTTTCCAAAAAGTTCAGCCATATTTATTTCCATTGATTTTATATTATATACAAACATTTTTTTTAAATATTTTAAACTTAAAAAATGATTTATTTTCTTTTGTATTTTTCCCAAATATATTTATTATTTTTTTTTTATGAATACATTTTGATGACCAATTAGTTTAGATTCAAAACCCTTTTGATGTAATGTATTCCGTATACTATCATAATCACATTTATCAGGATAATCAGCTTCAAAAATTATAATTCTTAATTGATCATAAAAGGATGAGTTTTGATAAAAAAACTCACCTAAAAATCCTTCACAGTCAGCCACAAGTGTATTGAACTTTAATTTGTATTGTTCTTGTACTTGGTCCAATGATAAGTGTTTTATTTTTGATGTTTCATCTTGCACATATGTAGAAGCATATCCATCTATATAATCATTAAGGTTTGTTAATGATAATTTTTTATCACTTATAAATCCTTTTACAATATGAAAATGACAATCATTTCTTTGTCTATTACCTTCCAGTGCTTTCCATACACGGGAGTCAGGTTCTACTGATACTTGATTTAATTTATTATTTAATTTTTTATTTATATTGCAAGATACTGTACCGTATCTTGCTCCAAGCTCTAATACAACATCATCGGGTTGTATATATATATTTACTAATTTTTGTTCGGGAACTTCAACTAAATTATGATTTATTTTTTTATCTTTCATATCATAAAAGTTCATGTTTAATATTCCTTCTTTATTTATTAATTTAGAAAAAAGAACCGATAGAAAAATACATATTGAAAATCAATTGAAAGATTTTAAAAATGTTAAAAGAATAGAAGCAATTGAAACTCCTGAGAATGGTTATTTGGGTTGTGCTTTATCACACATCAAAGCATTAGAATATGCAAAACAAATGGGATGGGATGAGGTAATAATTTTTGAAGATGATTTTGAATGGGTTGACAAAGGTATAGAAAAGTTAGTATATCCGGAAATTGATTTTGATGTATGTATGATTAGTGGTAAAATAAATAAAAAAGAGTTTATGTCGTGGAATTATAACAAAGTACTAGATGGAAGACATACAGATTGCTATTTAGTTAAAAAACATTTTTATGATAAATTAATTGACAACTTCAGACAAGGTTATGAAAAATTAAAAAAGAATAATGTACATGCTAATTATATTGATGTATATTGGTTGTCATTACAAAAAGATAATACTTTTATTACACCATCATTAGAAATAGGTAGGCAGATGCAAGGATTTTCTGACATTCAAAAAAAAAATATGAAAAGATATTAAATCTATTATAATGATAATAAATGTCTGAAAAAAAAGAATTGTACAAGCCTTTTGTATCGAAGGCTAAAAATAAAAAATATTCTGTATATGTTAAAGGAGCAAATGGGAAACCTAAACTTATTCATTTTGGGGATAGTCGATACAAAGTATTTTTTCAACATAAAGATAAACAACGACAAAAAAGTTATTTAGCAAGAGCAAAAGGAATAAAAAATAAAAAAGGTGAATTAACATGGAAAGATAAAAATACTGCAAACTATTGGAGCATACTGCTGTGGAGTGATACTAAACCTTCTTGGGCTTAGTTTGGTAATGGGGCCGGTGCCGGTTCAAGTTCTTTTGATGTTTTTGGTATTAACCTTGGAGTCTTTTGAGATTCTACTTCATCAAGTATAATATCCTCTTTTTTTGAAATATCTTCTTTTTTATCTTTTTTATCTTTCATTTTTTTTGCTTGTTCTTTCAATGATTTCATTTCATCTTCATTTGGAGGTCTTCTTTCACATTGGAATAAGTAACATAAATTAACCTTACAATGACACTTGCTCTGCCATATAACAAGCAATAAAGAACCTACTGCTCCTAGTATAAGAACAACAGCCCCAGCAAGTTGGTCAACGGACATTGTATCAATTTCAATAAAATCTTCTTTTGTTTCGGACATTTAAGTTTAATATATAAAAAAAATATATTTATTATATTATAAAATGTCTGAAGAAGGTCAAATCCGAAAAGTCACTGTAATTGGAAATGGAGCAACACTCAAAGATTTTGATTTTACAAAAATTAAGGATGAAACAATTAGGATGTGCCTTGCCTATAGACACTGGGAGAAGATTGATTGGTGGCCTACTTACTATGTATGTGTGGATCATGTTGTATTGCATTCGAATCATAAAGACATTAAAAAAATGATTGATGAAGATAGATGTGTTGGGGGATATTTATTAAG